AACTTTACGTTTACCTTCAGCGATTGCGGCCAACGCTTGTTGTTCGGATGCTTCTGCTTGTTGGATTGCCTTTGTCTTATTGATAATAGATTCCTGCAATGCATCAGGTGGAACAATATTAGTTCGTAATTGTGATACGTTAAACCATTTAGATAAACGATTATTACATTCTAATACGATAGATGCCTCAAACGCCTGTCGGTGGTTAAAAATACTATCCACTTCCCAAGTGTTAGCCACGTCATTTACCGCTCCGATAATCGCATTTTTCAACCAACCTTGTTCAACTTCTTTTATACCTCTACGTAAGTTAACAAACATTTCACCAATCGCGTCCTCACGTAATGAGTAGTTGAATGTAGGTTTGATTGTTGCAGAGAATCCACCTTTAAGGATCACACCTTGATCTTCGTATTCAATATGTTGTTGGTAAGTAGGGAACTCCAATACTTGTTCCGTCCAAGTGTTATATAACACCCATCCTGTTTTGTACTGGTAACTTGATACTCCACGTTGATTACCAACCAAATTGATCTTTAAACCTTTATGTCCCGCGTCAATTTTCTCAATTGCATATGGTTGAACCGCCGATAAGATCATACCAAGAATAAAAAGACCTAATGGTTTTAACAACCAACTAACTTGGAATGTATCTCTGTTGTCGCCCCATCTGTCAGGTGCAGTTACATACATTTTGTCTCGTGTTTTTAATGCGATGAGACCCGCCGCAATTGTAAATCCTAAAAAAATTAATGTACTAATCATTTCTTTTCTCCTTTTAAATAATTGTAAATAAAACTAACTATGAGTTTTATATTATAGATTGTCGTAACCAAAACTCCTAACGTTAAGACAATTTGTATTTCTTTCATTACCTCTCTGTTTAGAATATATTCAGAAAATAATTCCACAACATACAAGTTGATGAGTGACAAAAGGGTGACTCCCCACCATTTTGTCGTTAAACTTTTTAACATACTATTTCATTCTCATTTTTTTTGTTTAACACTACTGAATAACAAAGATAGAATTTTATTTCCATTCAATCAACCATATTGTTCTTCTAAGTAATCGTAAAGATTTTTAAACTCGGTGGGTTTTTGTTTATTAATATAGTAATTTTTCATTTTCTTTGAGTTTAACGCATACTTTCTGTCATGACCCAATCTATCTTCAACGTGTTTTATTTCCACATCTTTATTCAAGACTGATGCAACTTTGTTTATGATATTTAAGTTTGTAATTCTAAATCCTGTTCCAATGTTCATCACTTGGTTAATTACCTCATCATCAAACATTAGATCGCAAATTACTTTTACGTTATCGTAAACATACATCCACTCTCTAATTTGTTCCCCATCACCATAAACTGGTATTGGTTTACCTTCCTTGATTGATCTTGCAATAGTTGGTAGAAACTTTTCTTCAAACTGATGTTCTCCAAAATTATTACAAGTTCTTGTGATTAGATAAGGTAATCCGTAAGTTCGGTTTGCGGATAACACCAACATATCAGATGCTGCCTTTGTTGCTGAATAATATGAACTTGGTTTTAGTTCGTCATCTTCAGTTGCTGTGTGATTTATAGCGATATGTTCATCCATATCACCATATACTTCGTCCGTTGAAATGTGTATGAACTTCTTAATGTTCTTATTCTTTCTTGAAATTTCTATTAGGTTAAATGTTCCTTCAACATTGGTTCTCACAAATGGTAACCCATTACTAATTGAATTGTCAACGTGTGATTCTGCAGCAAAGTGAACCATATAATCAAATTCACCTAATTCATCTGCAGTTACGTCACAAATGTCTTTTTGTAAAAATGATACATTGTGTTTAATGTTAGTTCTACTACCAGCATATGTTAACTTATCAACACAAAGAACTTCACATTCAAAGTTATCTAATAAATGATTGATAAAAGCCGAACCAATAAATCCGGCTCCTCCTGTAACAACTACCCTCATATTAACTCAATAAATTTTCAAGTTTTTTCATTATCAACATTTGTTGTCTCTGTAATTCAGCAACTCTTCGTTTTTGATCGTCATTCAATTCATAACTTTCAGCCTTAATATCGGCCACCTCATTTGCCAATCTACGATGTTCATTCATCAATTGTCCGTGTATAATTCTTTTGTCTTGCATAATTTTGTTTTTTAATCCCACCACTGGGCTAATTTTTCCTCTAAAACTCGGAAAAGAAGTTTATTTGCTTTATTATGATTATAGTAAGATACCAATAAACATAAACGTTTTTTGTCATCTTGTTCACCATGTTCTTTAATAATTGCACGAACCGAAGAAGGATATTTATCTAAGTATTCATCAAATCTCCCTGAATTTGTTTCAATCTTAATTTCTTTTAAGTTTTTGTTATCCGGCACATCCTCAAAACTTATAGTATTATCCCAATAATCCATACACTCTAATGAGTAGTGTTCTTCTCTTACTCTTTCAAGTAAATTAAGAGCCAAAGTCATATCACGATTATCTTTTTCAATCTCTGTATGTCTGTTGGCATTAACAAGTTCCTTTCTTTGGAACTCTATTTTCTTTTGTAGGATTTTTAAAATGTAGTTCCCGTCCCAATCTCTGTCGTGATACAAAGTTGGTATCCATCTGATGATGTTTTTTACACCCTCAAGAAAGTACCTTATTCTCCAATGTAATTTACCGTATAAAGTATTTCTACTCCAAGCACTATCTTCAGGTATCGGTAATTGTTTATATGTTTTCATTCGTCTAATTTGTGATCTATCAATGTGTATGGTGGTTTGATCCTAATTTCTTTACCATTACTATTTCTATAAAAAATGGTATCACCGTCAAAATGAATTGAGTCCGCATACCAAGTTGCATCATGTAACGGATTTAAACCTGAGGTGGGTACGTAAACCTTACCTTTGATTTCATACCTGTATTGATGTTTGGTGCATGAGGTTAAGACCAACAATAAAAATAATATGTTAAAAATTGTCTTCATATCTTGTATTATATTCTTCTTTTAATTCGTTGTATTCATCCATAGCTCGTTTGTATTTTCTATCAACATGGACCCACCCAACTAAACACAAACACCAAATCACCCAATAAAGTGAGTCGTTATTTGAAGTCCAAAAAAATGTATACCAAATCTCAAATAACCAAATAAGAGTGAGTACAAGCGAAATTCTTTGATAACCCGCAGCCTCATCAACTTTTACAACCATTTTATTCAATAGTTGGTATTCTTCGTCTTTCAGTTCAAGTAATTTTTCTAATTCTTCTTCTTCCATTTTACAAATATAATAATTTCACGGTAATTCATCAACCCAATTACCATAATCAATAACAGGAATTGCGTAATCATCTAATATATCATTTTGCCAAGTTTGTAATTCAGGTGTATATGTATCCCACTGTGGTGTCATAGCGATCACTTTAGTACCTTTGTGTTCCATACTTCTGAATGTTGATTCTTGCTCAATAACTTTACCACTACGATATTTCTTAACCATCTTTGGTAACTTTAAAGTTCCAAGTTTATAGAGAAGGTTAATATTTGCAAGTTGTATATTGGCGACTTGTGAAAATTCTGACGTTGGTAGTTCGTTGAACTTAGCTCTCTCTTGTACATTTGTTATTTCATTACGTCCGTATCGGTATTCAACCGTAATTCTTTCGTCACCATCTGTAGATCCTTTACGAATTGAGAATATAATACAATCAGGTCTTTCAGCATAAGTTCTTACACAATTTCGTTGGTGTTGTGATTCTTTTTCATAATCCATAGTTTTACGAAGAAGAACTGGATAATAAGTTTCACCTTTGTGTTCGATTGGTGTTTCTAAAATATCTATATCACCATAAAATCTCTCAATTTCACCTTTTCTATATGATTGTAAAAGACGACTAAACTCCTCGTGTTCTAAATTAAAAGTGCTCATATTCGTAAACTTTAATTTCACATCTTCACCTAAATTCACCAGATCTCTTTTCATATCTAAATGGTCAAGTAGTGTTCTATATTTATATTCATCAAAGTACGGTATCAAATCTAAAATTCTATCTTTTTCTTTTGATGTTAAAGGTATAAATCTTCTGCCGATATAATGGTTAGGGTGATTTTCTTTATCTGTGTAAAAACATTCATAATACCTACCCATTTTACTTGTTTCTAT